GGACCATTTAGCACAGAAAGGTATATGCCAAAACCTTTTGGCATTATGCAACAATACCCACAGGGTACAGTATTTACAGGGGGTTATGGTACTCCTAGGCAACCTGTGACAAGACAAGTTGGCACGGGCGAGTTTGAACAAAGAAATATGAGTCAAGCTGAACTCGATAAGACTGTTGCACAATCGAAACGCCAAACCGAAAGAATTAAGTCTGAAGGAGCTAAAGAGCGTGCATCCAGAAAAAGGCTTACAAGAGGGACAGGAGGGTTGCTTGCTAAAGCACCTATTCCAGGCACAGAAGGTATGGCTACAGGATTACCTGTATTGGGTGAAGGCGGTCTTGGTATCGGTTTAACAATGTTAGGACAAAGGCAGAAACTATAATGGATAAAATGAAAAACAAAGTGAAGAAAGTTATGCAAGAATATAAAGCTGGAAAACTTAAATCAGGTTCAGGGGCAAAAGTTACTAAGCGCAAGCAAGCAGTAGCTATTGCTATGTCAGAATCAGGACAAAAGAAAAAAGGATACTAATGGCTAAACCAGGATTGTATGCAAATATAAATGCACGAAAAAAGAAAGGGATTAGTAGACCAAAATCAGAATCTACTATTTCTGATAAAGCGTATAAGAATATGCTAAAAGGTTTTCCTAAAAAGAAAAAATAAATGGAATTATACAAAGGCGCATATCCAACTCGAGATATTGAGGAAGTTAGGCTAATTGAAGGTCAGGCTTTCTCAATAGGACATACACATGATTTTGCAAGTCCATTAGCTAATGGGGCTAGTATTGATATTGCGGTTGCATTTCCACAAGGAATAAATCCTATATTTAGTATTAAAGGATTGTCTGATGGTGATGCAGTAGGTTATCTGTATGAAGGTGCTAGTGTAACAGGCGGTACAGCAATGACTATTATTAATAAAAATAGATCTAGCACGATTACGAGTAAAGGCGTAGCAGTGCTTAACCCAACAGTAACCTCTTTAGGCACACCTATATTACAAGAAATATTATTAGGTGGTACTGGAAAAAAAGGTGGTGGCGATGATACAGGAAATGGAAATATTGTACTGAAAGGATTGACATCTTATTTATTTAGATTAACTAATCAAGATCAGAATAATAACCCGCATGCTACTGAGATTATATTAAACTGGACTGAATAATGGTCGCTAAAAAATATCAAAATCCAAAAGGAGGCTTAAATGAAGCTGGGAGAAAATATTTCAAAAGGACAGAAGGATCGAACCTTAAAGCTCCCCAAAAGTCTGGCACTGATGGTAGGCGTGTATCTTTTGCTGCTCGTTTTTCTGGGATGGCTGGGCCGTTAAAAGATGAGAAGGGTAGACCAACACGATTAAAAAAAGCATTACAAGCGTGGGGTTTTGGTAGTAAAGAAGCAGCACGTAATTTTGCAAACAAAAACAAAAAGGCATAACTATGGAAATGATGAGACTGAGCGCTGAAGATGTTTTAAAAAGACATGATAAGGCAATGACAAAGAAAGAAGATTTCCGCAATCTTTATGAAGAAGCCTATGAGTTTGCTCTACCTCAACGTAATCTATATGACGGACATTATGAAGGCAAGGTTGGTGGGCAGAAGAAAATGAGTCGCGTGTTTGATTCAACTGCTATTAACTCTGCTCAACGATTTGCTAACAGAATGCAATCAGGCATTTTCCCTCCACAACGTAAATGGTGCAGATTAGAACCAGGCTCTGATATTCCAGCTGATCGAAAAGCAGCTGCTCAAGCTGCACTAGATTTGTATAATGAAAAATTATTTGACACATTAAAACAATCTAACTTTGATATTGCTATTGGTGAATTTTTACTTGATCTTTGTGTAGGTACTGCTGTCATGTTAGTACAACCAGGTGATGATGTTAATCCAGTAAACTTTATTCCTGTGCCACAATATCTTGTATCTTTTGAAGAAGGGGCTGACGGACAAGTAGATAATGTATATAGACGTATGCGAATCAAGGGCGAGTCTATTCAACGTCAATGGCCTGATGCAAAGATTCCAAAAGAATTATTAGACAAGATTGAACAAAAACCTACAGATGATGTAGAACTTATTGAAGCAACTGTCTTTGACCAAAAACGTGGGGATTATTGTTACCATGTCATACACAAAGAATCTAAACAAGAATTATTATATAAACGTATGGATCATAGTCCTTGGATTGTTTCTCGTTATGCTAAAGTAGCAGGAGAAATATATGGGCGTGGACCACTCATCACCGCATTACCAGACATTAAAACATTAAATAAAGTTAAAGAGTTAATATTAAAAAATGCTTCTTTATCTATTTCTGGGGTATATACAGCAGCAGATGATGGCGTTCTAAATCCTAATACTGTTAAAATTATGCCAGGTGCAATTATTCCTGTAGCACGTAATGGGGGTCCACAAGGTGAATCATTAAGACCGTTACCGCGTGCGGGAGACTTCAATGTATCTCAGTTAATTATTAATGATATTGTAGCTAACATTAAACGTATTTTATTGGATGAATCATTACCACCTGACAACATGTCAGCGCGTAGTGCAACAGAAGTTGTAGAGCGTATGAAAGAATTATCACAAAATTTAGGCTCTGCTTTTGGTCGTTTAATTAATGAAACAATGATTCCTATTGTTACCCAAATATTACAAGTAATGGATGAGCGCGGTATTATTTCTTTGCCACTCAAAGTAAATGGATTAGAAATTAAAATTAGTCCAGTCGCTCCATTAGCAATGGCACAAAATATGGAAGATGTACAAAACATATTACAGTTTGCACAAATTGCACAAGCAGCTGGTCCACAGGGACAAACCATGATTAAAGTAGATGAAATGCTAACTCACATTGCAAACAAACTAAATGTACCGCAGAGTATATTAACGACCGCAGAAGAACGTGAAATTTTACAACAACAAGCAGTTCAAGCTGCACAGCAAATGGCACAAGCAGCTCCTGAAACTGTGCCAGCTATGGCTCAAGCTGCATTACAAGGATAGATTATGGCTGGATGGGATGACTTAGAACAAGCATTACCGCTTGACACTCGAGATGTACAGCAGCAAAGAGATGACACAGATCGCTTAGTATTAAGAGTTATGGGCGATGAAGACGGACAAAAACTAATGCAATGGTTACGCCAATCTGTATTAGAGCAACCTGTAGCCTTGCCAGGAAGCGACTCAAGTTATGCTTACTATCGTGAAGGACAGAATAGTATACTAAGAGATTTAGAAGCAAGGTTAATTAGAGCAAGGAAATTATAATGAGCGAAGAAACAATCGAGCCTAGCGCTCAAGAGGAAACTCAAGAGTCGACTGGCCTACTCGATGGAGCAACAACAGAAGTTGAGGAAGCCAGCTCAGAAGATACACAGAAAGTAGAAATAGATCATCGGGATCCTGCTGAAGTTACAGCAAAAGAAGAAGATGACGAGCCATTAGAAAGACCAGATTGGTGGCCCGAAAACTTTTGGAAAGCAGAAGAAGCAGAACCTGACTTAGAAGCAATTGCAAAATCTTGGACTGATTTAAGAAAACAAATCTCACAAGGCAAACATAAAGCTCCAGCAGATGGCAAATATGACGCTTCTGCTTTTGGCAACACTCCTGAAGATGATCCAGTTAGACAACATGTAATGAACTGGGCATCTGAGAATCAAATTAGTCAAGCAGCTTTAGACCAGCTTGTTGGTCAAGTTGTCGAAATGAATCAAAATCAAGCAGAAAACTATAGTATTAATTTAGAGCAAGAGCGCAAGGCTTTAGGGCCAAATGCTGACGCACGTATTAATGGTATGGTTAAATGGGCATCTGGTTTAGTAAATAAAGGTGTTTGGTCAAAAGATGACTTTGAAGAATTTAAAGTTATGGGCGGTACTGCACGCGGTATTGCTGCACTAGAAAAACTTAGAGCATCTTACGAAGGACGTGTACCTGTTGAATCTGCACCTGTTGAGGGTGCGCCTTCTAAAGAAGAACTATATGCTATGGTCGGTGATGAGCGATATCAAACTGATCCAGCATACCGAAAACAAGTTGAAAGAGCATTTGCTCAAAACTTTAGTCAGTAAATATATCTAAAAATCTATTGCACACTGCCTTATCCTATGTTAAAACTTGGGATAAGGCATATTGCATCTATTCTGTTTGCAACCCTTAACGCAAGTAATCTTGTCGAATGGCTATCGTAAATAGCAAGCACAGGCCCAGTTCTCTGGCATACCAAAGCGATTAATTTAATTTATTTATTAATTTCTTAAGGAGAAAAAACATGGCTATCGGTTTATCCCCAGCTTTTGTTACCCCCTTTGATCGTGACTGGGAAAC